GACACAACTTTAATGCATGAGTTTATGCATAGAGCTTTAGCTACAAATTCTGCTCTTTTAAATTGGAAAGAAAAAAATAATATTGACGATTACAAAGAAGAATTGATAATGGCAAAAATGACTATGGCATATCATCCTAATTTAGAAGAGATAACTTGGGCAAAAACTAAGTCTATATATAAAGTAGATTTAAGAGATAAAAATAATTCAAACATAGTAGATAAGTGGATAAATCAAATAGAAGAAATAGCAACTAAAGAGCTAAATAAAAAAAATATGAGTACAAATGTAGGACAACAATTAAATGAGCAGACCAAAGAAATACTAGGAGAAACTGTAGTATTAGGAAAAGGATTTGAAGACACTGATGCAGACTCAAAAGCCTACGCTTTAGGTAAACGGACAGGCAATCAAGATGATGAAAGTTTCTTTGATAGGGTAAAAGATTTTTTTAGTCCTAAACCAAAGGAAGAAGAACCTTTAGAAGTAATACAAGTTCCAGAATTAAAAGTTACTCCTGCTATACCAGTCAAAGAAGATAAACAAATAGATGTTCCCACTGGGAGTATAAATGTAGTGAGAAAAGAAAAACCAGATGAAATTAAGTTTATGTATGATGCAGACTTAATTGCTAAAATGATTGTCACTGAAGCAGGGGATAAGGATTTAAACGAAGAGGAGATGTTAGCTATGGCAAGTGTTGTAGTTAACAGAGCAAATAAAAAAACAGGGTTTAGTATTGGAAAAGGAGAAACCAGAATAGAAAAATTAATTAGAAGTGGAGACTTCTTAGGGGTTACAGAGTTTGAAGATAGATTTAATAACCCTAGAAAAACTCATGAAGAGAAATATGTAAAAGCCCTTAACATAGCTAGGGATTTATTAACAGGTAAAGTAAAAGATAATACTGGGGGTGCTTTGTATTTTAACCAAGACCCAATGTCGGGTGGTAAAAAATATGGAGAACATTATTTTTATGTAAACCCATATAAAGCTAGATAGACCTTAATAGTTTTCTCATCTCACTACCAATATAATCTAGTTCAGTAACAGTATTTCTAATCATAGCCGCTATTGTGTGGGTGTGAGGAAAGTCTGGGTTGACCCTGTTAACCTCAGACACAAAAGTATCTGGGCTAACATAATCATAATCAAAACTAATAGTTCCATCTTTATTTAACTTCACTTCGAGGTTAATTAGAGTGGAACTATTTTTTTTTGGAAGGGTCGTCATTTTTCTTAACAAAGTCTGGATTGATATTATCATCCAAAGTTTTTAGATTTTTAGATAACATTTCTATTAGACCAAACACTTCTTTATAAGGTCTGGTAAATAGGTAGTTTATAAGTTTCTCAACTTGTTCTCTATTTATTATGAAGTTCATCGTGTATATCTCCTGCTATTGCCATGTATGCGGCCCCATCTATAAAGGTATCCTCTGATACTTTACCTTGCTTTGTTCGAGCAACTTTAAGTAAGGCCATCATTACAGCTACATCTCTAGCTGTAAACTCTATGTCTTTGTAGGCAGACCACAATTTTGCGATGTTGTCATGGTTCTTTAATTTATTACCATACTCTTTTTCTCTGCTATCTCCTACATAACTAACTGCTTTCTTTAAAATATCTACGCTTTTCATTAAGCTATATTCTCCTTATTAAATAATTCTTTTAGTGGTATTAGGATGCATTTAGATGCACGCCTATCACCTAACATTCTTGATTTATCTTTATATTTCTTAGTTAATTTTTTTATTCTGTCAATAGGAAATACTAATTTACAGTAATCTTTTTTACCAATGGCTAGTACATGTATCCAGTAGTCACATTTAGTAACGCTAATCCCACTGGGTTTACCATTACATGCTACTTCAATAGCTATGTTACCTGTCTTAGCCCACCAGTCTCGTTCTGTTTTAACTTCAATCTTCTTATTATAAAACATATTGTGGACTTGTTTCTCACGCATCTGTCCATACTTTAAATCAAGGTCAAACTTATTGTTGTTGTTTAATTTAGGGTTGGTTTTTTGAATTTTTTTAGCCATTCTTCTATATCCACTATGTTGTTATTTTCATCTATGTCAGCATCATAAAGGTTTGCTTCCATCTGTGACCTAACTTTTAACCCTACTTCAAACACCATATCTGGTTGATGTAATGCTAATTCACAAAGGCCTAATGCTATCGTCTTTACTGCAGTCTTCTCTGCTGTATCGTCTTCGTAACCTTTGTCTATACCACAAGCAAATGTGCTAGGGGACTGAGGAGATATAACTATAGTTATACCTTCCCCAAAATTATATTTATCTTTGCCATTGGCCTTATCATCCGACATTGTTATCCTCTCTAGGTTGATTAACTTCCGTATACCAAAACCATCTCGGATTACGGGCCTTTGATTGTTGCTGTGGTAGGAACTCTATCTTGTCACCCCAACAAGGTTTCTTGTACGAACAAAAAGAACAGATAGTTCCAAGTTTTCTGTTACCAGTTTTTACTTGCCTAAATGTTTCTTCTTCATCAGTAAAGCATCTCTTAAACTCTTTACCAGTAAGTATATGTTCAGCATTTCGTTTAGCTAAACCTATTGCTTGTTCTTTGTATTGTCTATCATCAGTGGGAGGAGCAGTAAGTTGTATCTCTCCTGTGGATTTGTTAATTACAATCCATCCACCAAAAGGTTTGTTAAGAGACTCTGCATACAAATACCCCTGGGATAAGTATCCAAACACATCATCTTCTGCAACTTTAGTAAATCCTCCACCATCTTTTCCAAATTTTTTATCATACGAAAAAGGACTAGCGGATTTAATATCATAAACTTTACCATCTATTTCTACATCAATACTTCCAGACATTTCTAACTCATCATGTATTTTGTATTTAACTTTCTTCTGATAATTTTTTACATCTACATTTGAGGCTTTCATCATAGCGTAAGTTATTGCTTCTATAATATCTCCAAACATATTTCTTAGCTTAGAATTATAAGGTTGCTCTTCAATGTCAGCACCCTTGTTTTCTTTTTCCATTTGCAATTGACATATGGGCCTACCTATGTTGGACATTCTAATTCTAAATTTCTTTTCCCTCTCTTGTGTAAATTGTTTCTTAAATGCTTCTTTACACAACTCTCCAAACTCATCAATAATTTCTGATGATACAGACACAGGCTCTTTACAAGCCTGTGCCAAAAAGTTCTGTAGTGTTTCAACTACATTGGACATGTTATGCTGATACCTTTTCTAAGATTTTTGCGTCTGCAATATCTTGGGTATTAGTTTTACTTTTGATAGCCTCGTTGTAACTATCCATTACACTAGCATTTTCTTTTTCCATAACAGCTTTGAATATATCCATAGTCTGATTATCCTTTGCAGAAAAATCAATCTGTGCATTTTCAATAGATGTCTTAGCTACATAGAAAACATTAGAGCCTGTCTTTTTTCTTTCAGTATCTAAAGATATATTATGTCTAAACATAATCTTATTCTGTCTACCAAGACTCTCAATAGCAAGTCCAATAGGATTGTAATTTAATCCAGAGACACGATAAAGAACAGGATAATCCTCAAGAGTTACATCATCTTTAGATGCTGTCTTACCTTTCATAGTTAGTAGACCATAGACTAGGCGATATGCTCTAACCTTTTTTTGTTCTACTAATTTATCTGGGGTAAGATTGTCCCACTCTTTTCTATTGACTCTACCACATTTTTCTGTGCCTTGTATATCATACTGGTGGGCATCCCAATCAGTAAAGATTATAGAGCGATTAGAATATGCTTGAGCTTCTTCATCGTACTTCATCCATTGAAACGCATTAATAAAAGGCCTTATCTTAACTGGCTTTCCAAATACGCTTTGCTCACTTACAGTATCGTAAGTTCTAAATACTCCCACTGGGAGTTGGTTTCCCTCATCATCTGTAGCTTCTCTATTAATAGATAGCTTGGGAAGAAGGGGAAGGTTAGTGCCTTTTGACTGACCAATGGCCGCCATAATATCAGCATTAGACATACTGTCTATGTTTGATAATTCATTCATAAAATACCTCCTTTAAGGTAACATTAAAAATTTAAGATTAGATTATTAAAAGAACTTGTCAATGTATTTCTTCTAAATTAAGCCAATCTATTCCCATCTTTACGTCTACATCAAGAGGTACATTAAAATCTATATCGTATCTAGACTTTAGTTCCTGCTTAACATCAAGACATCCTTGTTTTAGTATTTTACTTAGAACTTCTACTTCAGTCGGGTACACATCGACTACTATCGAGTCGTGAACAGTGTTTATTAATAGGCTTTTACACCCATGTTCTTTCATCAGTTTATGTATATTTATACACGCAAGAGGTACAACATCTGCTGTTGCAAATCCTTGCACTGGATAATTCTTTACTTGTGTTGGATAGTTAGATGCTCCCCAAGACATTCTTCTTATGTATGGAAAACAATATTGTCTCCCAGTGGGAAGAGTAACCATCTTTGTTTTTATTGCTTTGTTCTCTAATTCAGTATGCCATTTAGATATATCTTTATACTTATTTAAAAATGCTTTGTAATATTTTCTTTCATTCTCTGTGCCAGACTTACCACCATACAAAGGTTTAAATGTATGTGGCTTTGCTTCTTGCCTAGAACAACCAATAATGTTTGCAGTGTATTGATGCACATCAATGCCATTAACAATATCTTCCATACCTTGTTTGTCCTGGGCCAAAAATACTGCGGCTCTAAATTCTAATTGGGCATAATCTATTTCCATAATCTTGCCACCATCAAACCTAGACCTAATTACTTGTCGTATAGGAAATGTCTTTGCCCTTGGTTGGTTTTGAAAGTTAGGATTTCTACTAGACAATCTTCCGGTAGCTGTAATGCATTGCATAAAAGCAGGGTGTAAAAAATTACCGAGCAGTGCATCTTTTATTCCTCTAACAAATGTACTTAGCCATACTTCTAATGCACCATACCTTGTAACTAATTCGACAAACTCTCTAATTAAACCAGAATTATATGATGCAATCTTTTTTAAAGTTTCTTTATCTGTTTTAAATCCACCATCAGAAACATCGTTAGCAAACTTAGTTGGTATTTGAAATCCTGCTATCTGTTCTCTCTCTATGTATTTTACACCTTCTGCATTGCAAGGAGAACACTTAGACATATTTTTATAAGGGTTACCATCAACTTTAAATTTTTGTATGTAGCCTACGCCTTTACAATTATTACATTGTATTGCAGAAGTTTTGTACACTGGCTCTGTCCATTTATTTACAATACCTTGAAAGTCTCTATCAGAATGTCGTGTTCTTTTCTTTTGTCTTCCTGTATTTTTATCAATACCAATGTTAAATGTTTCAGTCCAAACTTTTTTATCTACAACTTTCTTACTATAAACCATCCATGATAATTGTTCTGGGCTTGATAAATTTATACGGGTATCACCCATAACTCGTTGAATTATAGTTTTTATTTTGTTGTGTACTTGATGGTACTCTGCAGTAAATTCTTTCTCTACCTTATCAAGTAAATCAGTTTCAATATAAATACCATTGCGTTCCATTTCTATTAAGACTAAAAGAAATTGATTCATCATGGTAATACTTTTCTGTAGATGTGTTGCCTCTCGTAAGTTATGTTGTTGAGAATCATATAACTCTCTCGTTATCTCTACATCTTTTCTTCCATACTCTTCTAAAATATCTATAGGAATGTAACTGTAATCTTTTCCACCCTCAATATACTTATCAATTGTATCTCCAAGTTTCTTTCCTAAGTGTCTTCGCTTACAACACTCTGATAATTTTAATGATTGTTTTGTACCTCGTAGTAAAACATATTCAGTAATCATAGTATCATAAACAGCACCACTGTATTTAAATCCTGCTTCTAACATCCACATCAAATCAAATTTTATATTATGCCCAACAAGTAAAGTAGTAGTGTCTAGTAAATCTTGCACCTCTTTAAAATTTTTAGAAGTGTCTCCGTTAAATTCTGTGTGATAAAAAAAATAATACTTATCGTTTATTCCCACTGAGATTAGTTTATTTTCTGGAACAAAGGGAGAAGGATTAAAGTTAGCATCGTAAGTTGTTTCTATATCTACTGTGGTTATCATCCGCATTTCTCCTCATCATTAACTTTACTACAATAAAACTCTCTTGCCTTATCCTGTTTCTTTTTTTTCTTTTCTAATATTTTCTTTTTCTTTTCTGGGTTAGGCCCTTCATCTAACAATGTGTCTACAGCTTTCACTGTTTCTTTTGCTACTATCAAAGCGCAGTTGTTACAAAATAAAATAATAAATAAAAATAATATCACTCTCATTTTTTTGGCTTTCTAAATTTTCTTCCTACAAAGAATACAATTAAATTTACTACTGTGTTTGTTGTTACCATAATTAATAACCACCATTGCCAAAACTCTACTGTCATTAGTCTACAAACCTTGATAGCTCTGCCTGTAGCTGTGTAGTTACTACACCATGCCAACCAGACATTTTATTTTTACTAATAGATAAATGCCTTTCAATAGATGTTTGTTCTAAATCATCCTTCTTACCTATACCTATAATCAAGTCAGCCTCTGCGGCTTTACCTGTCTTTGAGTTCTCCATCATATCAAATCCTATTCTCTCTCTATCATGTGCATCAGCACTTGCCTGGGATACACCTATCACACAACAATTTCTACGCTTACATAATTCTCTAGCTTGTTTATAAATCTCTCTTAGCTTTTCATCTTGTCTGTTATACATACCTCCAACATTTACTTTATCTAACTGGTCAATGATAAGTAGGTCTGGATTGTATTGTTCACAGTGGGCATCGTAGTCTGACATATCCCAATCAACAGTATCATATAGCTTAATATTGGTACTAATCTGAGACCATTTTTCCTTGGCTAACTCAATGTCTGTAGCAATTTGCTCTCTTGACATACCACAACACGCAGTAATTAGTCTCATCTGTGTACGAATTGCAGGCTCTTCATTAACAAATGCATGTACATTTATATCTTGATGGGCAAATCCGTTCTCATTTGCGACTAATGAAACCCAGAAAGCTGTCTTACCTGTCTCTGGTCTTGCAAATATTATTCCAAAGTTACCTTTACCTATGCCACCTATTCTATCTTGTAGTTCTCTAATATTAAAATGATAGTGATTAGATGTATCAACACCTTGCATGATGTCTTCTATCTGCGTAGACACTGGCTGTATCTCTTTTTCTTTTATGTTCTCTATATCATTTAAGTATGTGCGAATACTGTGTAAATTATGTGTCTTACCATTGAACACATCTGTTGCTAAATTGGCTAAGTCCTTAGCTTTTTCTCTAATATAAATTCTATTTAATGTGTCCTCAATTGCACTCCCACTGGGAATATCTTGGCTACTAATTATACCTATTAAGTCTTCCATGTTTCTTCTGTTAGCAGTAGTAATCATGGGATTATACTTATCAAAATGTAATGTGCGTAACGTATCTGTATCTACAGATTCTATCTCTGGATATTCTTCATACGTTTTTGCTAATGTTTTATACAGTTCAAAAGAACCATTAGTAAAAGTATTTTTATTTATTTTGTTTTTTGTCCTCTGATAAAACTCTTTGCTCATCAGAAGTTTTAATAATTTTCGCTCTAACATCCGCCTCTATATTGTTTAGTATTTTAAGTTTCATATTGCTGTCTTGAAAAGTGTCTGCCAACTGTATCAATTTAATATAGTTATCTAACTTTTTTTGATGGGTACTTGTCATTAAATTCACTTACTCTCATTGTTCTTGCATCCTCTCTGAATTGCTTTATCAATTCTTTATTGCGTGGATTCTTTATATCCAGGGCCTCTACCTCTGGGTCTTTAACAAAGAAGTGTGGATGCTCTGGGTTATCCTCTATCTTATGTTCTGGTTTAGAAGTATCACTAAGACCCTTCTCAATTAAACTAAAAAAATGTTCATGCTTGTGATTAATAATTGTGCTGTCTTCAAATGTTATCTCCCAATCAAACTCATCAATGTCGTTTAGTTTTCTAACTCTTACTATCTTTTTCATATCTCCTCGTTTTCTTTATTGTCTCTATTATTGCTCTTACTTTTTTTGTTAGTGTGTTTTCTTGTAGTCTCTCTATTTCTTTTTTTCTATTCTTCA